CAAAGTTTGTGGAGGAAAGCGGAACGTTTGGGTCCGCGGCTTATCCTTTACCGGAAAGCCCGAGTACATTGTGCTCATCCCCCCTTATTTACAATCACTTTTCTTTGAGAAACTTCGATTACTTGCTACCTGTTTAAGGTTTCAAGGATTGCTAACTGTTTAAGTAAAGCAAGCACTCAGAGCTGTTTAAGTTTCAAAGTGCCAGACGTTACACACAATGGCGTCCATTGTCAGATCTATCCGACTACTTGATACCCCAGGTCCCTGGGCAATCGCATTCACAAGTGGAACAGCGGTTGTAATCTCCTACCTCCTTGCGAGAAGTCGCGACAACTTGGTTGACGTGCACGGCAGAAACGTTGGTTTCTATTCATTTGGAGGCAAAGAGTATTATGTACACACTGATGGTGCTGTAAGCATGGTCATCGGTGAGGAACTCAAAATCGGAGCTGACGGCAGACAAACCCGTCTTGTCAATCTGGAGCGGATCAAAAGCGATCTAGCTGAGAGCATGTTACCCCACAGCCCTCCACCAGAAATCGTGCTCGAATATCCCAAGTTCATCGTGTTCGTTGGAGTTCTCACAGCACAAGGGTCAATTGATCCCGTCGGTGTTGGCTGGGCAGAAGACAAGTACTTCTTCACAGCACGTCACAACACAGACAAACCGTCATCGGCTGGCTACGGCTCAGCGTTGACACTTTTCAGACCAGGGGTCGGTAAAATCACTTTCCGGCCCACCAAGCGTTACCTTCTCGGATTAGAGACAGACGAGTATTCCACATATGCTCAGACTGGCTACGACATCCAGGCAATTGAAGTGCCAAAGAACGCCTGGTCTACCATTGGTGCCCGTCCGGCGAAGCGCTGCAACTACTCAAAGGCAGCCGTCGGACACGTCACTTTGTACGCACTGGATGGCAACAACGTCATCGGTGCTAGAGGCAATTTGGCCCATGATCGAGCCGTTGCGTACCAGCGTGGACTTTTAGGACACACTGGCGCGACTATGCCCGGTTTTAGCGGCGGTCCCGGAGTTCTTCTCTCGCACGGCGTGCAGAAGATCTCCATGATGCATATTTGCGGAGATATCCTTGATAATTTCCACAACTATGGGTCGAGCTTCCATCATATTATGGAGTTGCGAAGGATCTGCGGAATCGATGATTCTGGCACGATCTACGAACGCTTCATTGGAGCGATGTTTAATGAAACAGAGTCTCCACTTCCAGTTGATGAACAGGAAGAGCATGAGCTTCTCAAGAAAGATAAGCGGCGACGTTACAAGGCCCGAGACCTAGATCTCAGGGACGAGTCCCAGTATCAACGAGACCTCAAAGCGGCAGCTCGACACGACCACGATTTACAGTACGGCGGCGGCGAAGGCGATTCTCACCAGAGGAACGCAGACGACGCTCGATCTCGCACGGCAGCTATTGCTGCTGGTGCACCAAGTTTTCGAGTGAAGAAACGCCAAGCACTTCAACAACCGTACGTAGCACCAAGCCACGCAGGAACACTCACGGAAAAGGGTAACCAGCGTTGGGCAGACACTGTAGACGATCATTGCATCGACAAGGCAGAAGCCATCAGTGCCAACTATTACACTCCAGAAGAAAGAGAAATGTTGGAATCGCTACAGAAAGAACATGAAGCAACGTCCAAGTTGACGAGTATCGCAGCAGCCAAAACCAAGGCGGCAGCTTTGCTCGTTTATGAAACTGAGCGAGATAAAATCCGCGCTGTTGCCAAGCAACGTCAGGTTGAACGACAAGTCGAACACCAGGCGATTCAGCTTGAGCAACAGGCCGCCAAAGCCAAGAAGAAAGCTGAAAAGGCTCTAGCACACAATGCTGAGCAAGAAGCTTTACAATCGACCAAGGCGCTAAAGATAGAAGCAGTGAAAGCTGCCAAGTTGGAAAGCGAGCGTGCGATTGCAGCCCTTGAGGCTGACTTGAAGGCTGTTGACGAAGAGATTAAGCTTCGTGTAAAGGCAGGAGAGGTTGTGGACCCGGAATCTGATGATTCTGAAGATGACGTATCTTACGAAGATTTAGCAGAGAATGCACGTCCATCTGCTCCTGCAAAGACCAGTTCTAGCGTTGCTAGCTACGGCAACCAACCCGCCAATCTCGCGGCGTTGGCAGCATCGCAACATCCCCCCCCTTTTCCCCCCAGGGTCTTCACGCGGACGAAGCCTCGTACCTCGTACCCTGGTTTCCACACAGACTCAAGTCAAGCACATGGGCACCGTCCCTTCCCTGAATTCATTCAGGCCAATCTGCGTGACCAAGCCATTTCGAGAACAACTTCTACCAAGACAACGGTCGAAGGTGAGTACCTCAAAGCTGGACTGGTTGATGAAATTCCTCATCCCTTTTCCACTGCTCCTTCATTGTCTCTCGAAGAACCCATACATTCCCTCAAGAACCCAACAAAGATGAACCATGATTATTGGCCAATCGGCGCGAAGGTTAAATACTGGAAAGACAACGTCAGCGACCCCACTCCGGTGGGCACCTTCATTGGCGATGTTCCACAGAAAGAGGTTTCAGACGCTAGGCTGATTCGAGCCTTAGAAGAGATTCTCCGCGGTAACTTCGGAAAGCTCTGGATGTTTAAGAATGTTGGAACCAAAAGAGTGATGTCCCTCCCGGGCACCGCTTTCTACCAAGACTATCTCAACGTGGGCAACCTCAAGCGCAAGCACATCAGCCGTCTCGGTCCGTCTATTTGTATGACAGACAAGAACAACGACTTGTATGCTTTGCGAGGTGCCACGGTCGAGTCCAAATGGTCGAATACTTGTAGTACTCAATCGATGGACCCAGAAGTCTTGAGCACGTTGAAGTCGCTAGGAGTCGACATGTATCACCCCACTTTGGGTAGTGAGTTCATTTTCCCTCCAAGCGGACCCGAAGCAATGATCAATTCGCTTAGGGTGCAGGCAAAGAAAATCTCTGTGAAAAGAGACTGGAGTAAGCTCCAGGCAGAGCCTACCTTCGACCGGAAGTACAGTGAGTTTCTCGCTGAGACGCCGGTGTGCGAACCGGGGTTGTGTCATTTCGCGACACTTTTCGATGACATAGTCGATGGATTCGATCCCCTCAAAAGTTCAGGCTGGTCAGCTCGTAAGAAGCCAGGCACGAAAGCAGCGTGGATGATCGGAACGGGTAAGGCGGAGCTCAAAGCTCTCGTCATTATGCGTATCATACTGCGTATGGCAAACATTGGCAACCTCGGTACCATGACTCCTTTGAGCATGATCGAGGCCGGCGTGATGGATCCCTGTGAGGGTTTCATCAAAGTGGAGGCCCACAAAGCTTCCAAAGCCGAAACGGGCACATGGCGCTTGATTTGGGTCACCAGCATTGTAGATTTCACCCTGCAGTGCATTCTCCACCAAGACCACAACAAAGAAGATATCAGAAGGTATTCTCTACAGCTTATTAATGGCATCTGCGTCGGGATGGGCCACCATGACCTTGGTATAGCTCAGACTGGACGTGTGTTCGAATGGGTCTCCGGACCGGAGCTCGAAGCACTGAAAGATCAAGATGCCGCGCAATGGGACATCACCGTTGCAAGAGACATGATCATGTTTGACGCTGATCGTCGCAACCAATGCACAACAAGAGTTGTTGATGGCGTTGCTGTTGACGATTGCATGCTCGCCTACAATCGCGAGCTAATGATCGCCGAAGGGCTGTGTAACTCGGCCCACGTGTTGGTAGGCAATACCGACGCGTGGGAGTTGCAAGCCTTCGGAACAACCTCATCCGGAACCGGATCAACCACTTCTCAAAATTCCACTGGGAGAAAGGCGCAAGCCCTTTTCTGTGGCGCAGAGCGCGCCGCCGTCCTCGGAGACGACCTGGTGGCAGCAGGAGAAATGTCGTTGACGTTGAAGGAGAGCTGCGGTACAATCTGCAAGCCCACCACTACCAACCACCATCACGGTCCAGTCGATTTCACGTCGCACTCTTACACAAAAGTGGACGGTTCATGGCACGCCAGATTCCTCAATTTCAGGAAGATGCTGGCCCACGTCGACTTACGTCGCAAACCCGGACAAGCTCCAAGCAGGGAGTGTCTAGGTGGTTGTGCGTTCGTATTGAGGCATTCACCAGAAGAAACAGCCATCTTAGTCGGCCTCGTAGAGGCGATGGGATGGGCTCCACCAGGCACTCCAGCTCTGCCTCCGGTGAGTGAAGAGTTTAAAGAGGAACTGTATGATCTATGCTAGTTGTGTGTTTACTCTCTCTGTTCGTGGTTGTCGTAGTCGTAGTCGTCGTCGT